TTAAGACCGTCAAGCCCAACAGTGGTAATTTTATTATCATATTCATCGCCGCCAACATCGCGCAATACATAATCAAAAGTGCCTTTCCCCGTGAGTGCGGCGACGGCGGCGGTTGATAACCCTGTCCGTTGCTCTATATAGTCCACGTTATCGCGTTCGGCTTGTATTTGCTCTTGCAGGTTAAAACGAGTGAAATTAAGCGCAATCTTTTCTTCATAAGTCCGTTCATATAGCGGTTTTGCTGAAATCTCCACAATATCATCATAAAGATATTGCCTGTCGAGCAAGTCGAGCGGAGAAATTTCAAGAACTTCACATAACCGCGCAAGTATTTCAAACGACGGCTGTATTTTATCGTTTTCCCAATTCGTTAAAGACGTAGGCGCACACTTCAAAACGGCGGCAACTTCCGATTGCTTCAACCCTTTTTTCATTCTTGCAGCTTTAAGCCGTTCACCGACTGTATTCATAACTCAACACCCCTTTACGTTACCTGACAATAGTATAACTCAATTGCGTTGTGCTGTCAATAGGAAAAGAAAACAAAATTCATTTGTGTTTTACTATTGCAATCTCAATTGCGTTGTGGTATAATGCAGTCAAGAGAAATGAGTTTATCGGAGGGGTTAGTCGTGGAAACAGACACAAAAACGATTATGACAATAAGGCAGGCGGCGCGGGAATACGGCTTTCCCGAGTATGGCTTGCGTAATCTCATAAAGCGCGGGGCGTTCCCCGTTATCCGTTGCGGGAACAGAAGTTACATAACCCGGAATGCTTTTGAGGAATTCATTCAAAAAGGCGGCGAACGGTACAATGCCAAACTTTAATATAACTTTATGGCAAGCTCCCGGACGACGCGGCATAGGCGATAATGCGCGCGGGTTTATAAAAGCCGTAACCATCAAGCCGGGCGATACCGCCGCCCTTGCCGCCGCCGTCGAGTTTGATAACTGCCCCGGACTATACAAGGGCGGTTATAGGACGGGCGACAACTTTCAAAAGGCTAATTGTATTCTTGCGGATATTGATAATACACACAGCGACGACCCCGCAGAATGGCGCGACCATAACCACGTTATAGCCGCAATGCCGGGCGTGGCGTTCTATTGGTATCCGAGCAGAAACAATATGAAAGAAAAAGACGGACGCTCACCGCGACCGAAAGAGCATTATATATTCCCGATTGACGAAACCACAGATGCGGGCGAATACGCGGGCTATATGAAATGGCTAATAGAAGCGTTCCCCGAACTGCACTTTGACGAGGCAGTAAAGAGCGCGGCTCAACTCAATTTTGGAACGGAAAAACCGCAAGTTTCCTATATCCCCGGCGAACTAAGCATTAACAAATTTATGGAACAGTTAGCTGCCGAGAAATGGGAGAAACAGGTGCAGCCGGTACAAGTCCCAAAATTCGCGGACGTTATCCCCATCGGGCAGCGGAATAAAACGCTTTCCCGCTTTGCCGCCGCCGTATTAAAGAAATACGGGAATGAGGACGGCAAGGCATACGCCGCATTTATAGAAAAGACCGTCACTTGCGAACAATCGCTCCCGGATAACGAAATTACTACAATATGGCGCAGCGCAGAGGGCAATTATATCCGCAATACGAGCAAGCAGCCGGGATATATTCCGCCCGCCGAATATGTCGCCGCTGACTTTTCTAAAAGTCTTGAACCGTCCGACTATACGGACATAGGGCAGGCAAATGTTATTGCGGGCGTATACGGCAACAAGTTGAAATTCACCAAAGCGACAAACTGGCTTACATACAGCGGCGAAGTATGGCAGGAGGACGAAATCAAGGCGCAGGGGCTTGCGCAGGACTTGACCGAACTACAGCTTAAAGAAGCCCGTGGGCGTGTACGCAAGGCGCAGGACGCTCTGAACAAGGCGACCGAAGCCGGAGACGAGGGCGAAATTATTGAAGCAAAAAAACGGCTGAAGCGTGAAGAAGCGTTCCGGGCTTACGTCCTATCCGAGCGCAAGACCGCCAAGGTATCGGCGGCGCTGACCGAAGCCCGCCCGAAGCTGCAAATTGACGTTTCCGACCTTGACGCAGACGGTTATTTGCTGAATACGCCGGGCGGCACGGTTGACTTACGCACGGGGGAAATGCGACCCCACAACCCCGCAGATTATTGTACTAAAATAACCACCGTTGCGCCGTCAACCGAGGGGGCGGAACTGTTTGCGGAATTCTTGCAGCGCGTGACCTGCAATGATAGCGACCTTGAACGCTATTTGCAGGAAGTCGCCGGAATGTTCGCTGTCGGTAAAGTCATGCAGGAGAAATTGATTATCGCATACGGCGACGGCGGCAACGGCAAAAGTACCCTGTTCAACCTGCTTGCCCGCGTTATGGGCGATTATGCCGGGGCTATGTCGTCCGAGGTTTTGACGGCGAACTGCAAAAAGAACAAAAGCCCCGAATACGCGGAACTGCGCGGCAAGCGCGTTATCATTGCGGCGGAACTGGAAGAAGGTATGCGCCTTGATACCGCCACCGTGAAAAAGCTATGCAGTACGGACGAAATCGAAGCCGAAAAGAAGTATAAAGACCCGTTCAAATTCATGCCGTCGCATACTGTTGTACTCTACACGAACCATTTGCCGAAAGTAGGCACGACGGACAAAGGCACATGGGACAGGCTTGTTGTCGTTCCGTTCAACGCCAACTTTCGCGGCATGAAAGGCGAAATCCTAAATTATGCCGATTATCTGTTCAACCATGCGGGCGGTGCTGTCCTTGCGTGGATAATCGAGGGGGCGCGTCGCTTCATCGCAAACAACTATAAAATTGCAATGCCGGAATGCGTCAAAGCGGCAATCGGTGCATATCGCGCAAATAACGATTGGCTTGATAATTTCCTTGCCGAGGAATGCGAAATTGACAGCGGCTATTCGCAAAAGTCCGGCGAACTGTATCAACGCTACAAAACTTATTGTGACAGCACGGGCGACTATCGCCGCAGCCTTGCAGACTTCAAAACCGCATTAACGACGGCGGGCTATGAAACCCGTAAAACGCGCTTAGGGGCGTTTGTATACGGTTTGCGTGTTAAGTCGGAATTTGTCGAAGTGGACGAGCCGACACCATGGGGCTAACCCTTGCGGCATGGGGGGTGTGACGACCAATGACGATGAAATACAAGAGTTTTTCAAATGCAAAAAAGCGTCCCCGTAAGAGAGGTTTTGTAAATGAGCGTCATTCATCATCACATACCCCCCTTTGACGGGAAAGAAACGAGCGACAAAACACCGACGTCGGGGCTTACTTTTCCCCCGCATGGATAAAAAGTTTTCACAGAACACCAACCGCGAAAGGAGGTTTTCATAAATGGGTATATTATCCAATCTATTCAGACCCAAACAGCAAGAGCGTCGGGCGGTAATTGAAATCAATAACAGCTTTACCGCCTTTTCCGGCACGGCATACGCAAGCGCGACATTCCGGGCGGCGGTTGACGCAATCAGCAGACACGCGGGCAAACTCACGGCGCACAGCGACGACAAGGGGCTTGAAACCCTGCTCCATGCAACCCCGAACGAGTACATGACCCCGTATGACTTGCTCAGTAAAACGGCGGCGGCATACTTCACAAGCAACAATGCCTTTATCCTGCTGCAACGCGAGCAAAGGGGTATCCGCAATGTGTACCCCCTCACGCCGTCAAGCGTGGAATTCACCCCCGGCACGGACGGGCAGTTATACATGACCTGCCTATTCCACGACGGCAAGCAGGCGACTTTCCCTTATGGTGATATAGTCCACTTGCGCCGCCACTTTTACGGCAATGACCTTTTAGGCGACAGCAACGCGCCGTTATTTCCGTTATTGGACACGGCGCAGACGCTCAACCAAGGTATCGCGGCAAGCGTCAAAAACGGCGTGAACATTCGGGGCGTTCTCAAATTTACGTCGCTTGTCAATCCCGAGCAGGTACGCAGGGAAAAGGAACAGTTTGTCGCCGACTACTTCAACCCGACCAATTCCGGGGGCGTGGCGGCGACCGACCAGCGCTTTGACTTTATCCCGACCAATACAACGCCCTACACCATACCGCAGGAGCAAATAGAAGCCGTGAACCGCCAAATATACGACTATTTAGGCATTAGCCCGAAAATTGTATCCGGCAGTTATAGCGAGGACGAATTCAGCGCGTTCTATGAAAGCGTTATTGAGCCGTTCGCCTTGCAACTGTCGCAGGAATTTACACGCAAGGCGGGCGCGGAAATCACGTTCACGGCTGAACGGCTGGAATTTTCCAGCGCGGCGACCAAGATAAAGCTATTGCACGAAGCCGCCCCGTTAGGGTTAATGACGCTCAACGAAGCGCGGAAACTGTTAGCCCTGCCGCCTGTCCTTGACGGCGACAAACGCTTGCAGTCCTTAAACTATGTATCCGCAGAAAAAGCCGATAAATATCAACTTGAAAGCGAGGTTTAGCACATGGAAAAACGAAGCTATGAAATCCGGGCGGCGGAAAAACCGCTCCAATTAGAGGGCGTAGCCGTGGTATTCAATCAGCCCGCAAAAATCGGGAATACGACCGAGGTTATAGCCCCCGAAGCATTGCGCGGCGTTGACCTGTCGGACATCGTGCTCATTACAAACCACGACGGCGCGGGAATACCGCTTGCGCGAAGCCCGAAAACCCTGTCCCTTGAAATTACTGAAAAGGGGCTTGAAATGCGGGCGGAACTTCCCGACACCGAAGCGGGGCGCGCGGTTTATGAAGCCGTCAAGCGCGGCGACCTGTCGCAAATGTCCTTTGCGTTCGACATCAGCGAAAGTACCTTTGATAAAGCGACGCAGACCCGAACCATTACGGCAATCAGCAAAATTTACGAAATCAGCATTGTAAACTATGCCGCATACAAACAAACCAAAGTCGAAGCGCGAAACGCGCAGAAAGAGGAGGAAAAAGCCATGTTCAACCCTATTACAGCAAGCCTTGAAAAGGGCGTAAACAATCCCGATACCCACGCGACCCCAGAATACCGCGCGGCATTCTTTAAGTCCCTTTTGGGAAAGGAACTCACCGACGGCGAAACCCGCGCATATCAGGCGGCACAGGCGGAAAAACGCGCCGACGCGTTCAACACGCTGTCAAATTCGGCGGCGGTTGTCCCCACGCAGACCCTAAACGAGGTTATATCGCAAGCGCGACCCGTGGGCGGTTTGTTTAATGAAATCCGCCTGTTCAACATTCCGTCGAACCTGTCCGTGCCCGTGGGAACGCCAACCGACGCAGCAAGTTGGCACACCGAGGGCGCAGCGGTTGACCGCAAGAGCATAACGACCACGGCGGTAACATTTGCCGGACGCGAACTTATCAAGATACTTTCCATGTCGGCATCGGTAAAACGCATGGAAATTGCAGCGTTTGAGCGGTATATTACCGACGAACTCAAAAACAGCATTTCCGACGCGATAAACGCGGCGATTGTCAACGGCACGGGAACAGGACAGCCGACAGGCATTTTGTCCGGCATAACGTGGAACGCGGCAAACAGCATTGAAACTGCAAGCCTTACCGCCGACAATCTGCTTGCGGCAATAGCGAAACTACCTGCAGGCTATGCGGGCGGCGCAAAATTCGCCATGTCCACGGCAACACTTTTCGGGCAGGTGTACCCGCTTAAAAACGGCGAGGGCGACTATATGTTTACCGACAACGAGCGCGGCGGCGTTTACCGCTTGTTCGGGTTTGAAATAGTCCTTGACGACAATATCCCGGCGGGCATAGTGCTTTTCGGGAACTTCCGCTATTACGGCGTAAACATTCCCGAGGGCGTGGCGGTTGAGGTTAGCCGGGAAAGCGGTTTTACGTCCGGGCTTATCGACTACCGCGCATTGTGCATCGCGGACGGCAAGCCGATTGTTCCCGGCGCGTTTGTCAAAATCGAGGTTAAAGCCGCTTAACTCCGGATTAGGGGAGGTTAGACCCATGATTTTTACCATAACCGAAGCCCGCGATATTCTGCGGATTGACGGCACAGAAAACGACGAAATCATTATTCCGCTTATCGAAGCGATACCGCCCTACTTGACCGAAACGACGGGTTACGTTGCCGCGGGGGACTATTCCCCCGTGGCAAGGACGGCGGCGCAGTTTATCCTGCAGCAATGGTATTACGGCGAAAACGCGGATACTGACAAATTGCAGCGCGTTATTGACTGCCTGTTAAAGGCGCTGTCCGCAGAAAGGGCGATACTATGACGCAGGCAGCTTTCTACAATTCCACAGCGTGGCGGCGGTTGTCGCGGGCGTTCCTGCAATCAAAAAGCTACATCTGCGAACGCTGCGGCAAGCCTGCCGAAATCGCGCATCATAAAACGCACTTGAACCCGGCGAATATACAAAACCCGGATATATCCTTAAACCCGGCGAACCTTGAAGCCCTTTGTCTTGACTGCCACAATTCCGAGCATTTCAGCGCGGGCGGCGCAACCCGCCGGGGACTGGAATTCACGCCCGAAGGCGACATCAGAAAGGAGAAAAAGCCATGAATACAAAAACTGAAACCCACGAACAGGAACGCGCTTTTGTCATTAACCGCCTGTCGGACGAAATGGCATACCTTGAACAGCAGCTTGAAGCCGTCAAAGGCGAAGGCGAGAGCAAGGAATACCGCGCCTTGCTCAAATCCTACACCGATACCGCCAAATTATACTTACGGCTTGTGAGTGAGGACGAAATCGAACAGGACAAAGCCGACGCGCTGACCGATTTTAACACACCGTCGGTTTACGATAAGCGCGGGATTTTAACAATATGAACTATATTGCCGAGTACAACGCAAAAATCCAGTCCGGCGAAATAGTAGCTTCAAGGCGGGTTAAGGCGGTATATGCCCGCCTTGCGGCTAACACTGACCCTAAGCATTGTTTAACGTCACAGTACATTTTCGATGAAGTCCGCGCAAGCCGCCCCATAGAATTTATCGAGCGCTTCTGCAAGCATTCCAAAGGCGAATGGGCGGGGCAGAATATTCGGCTGGAACTCTTTCAAAAGGCATATATTCAAGCCCTGTTCGGCTTTATTGACAAGGAAACAGGCTTGCGGCAGTACCGGGAAAGCTTCTTCCTTGTAGGGCGCAAAAACGGCAAGTCAACGCTGCTTGCGGGACTTGCACTGTATATGCTCACATCCGACGGCGAGGGCGGCGCGGAGGTGTATTCAACGGCGACCAAATACGCGCAAGCACGGTTACTATTTGATGAAGCCCATAACATGATAAAGCAGTCGCCCGACCTGTCAAAGCATTTCAGAAAGCGCAAACAAGACCTTTACTATGAACCCACAATGTCAAAGTTTCAGCCCCTTGCCCGGAACTCCGACACGCTGGACGGCTTGAACGCAAGCTTTGTTATTATGGACGAATTGCACGGCGTGAGGGACAGAAACCTTTACGAGGTTATGCGCCAAAGCATGGCGGCGCGCCGTCAACCGCTGCTTATTATGATAACAACCGCCGGAACCGTGCGGGAATGTATTTTTGACGATATGTATAGCCACGCGGCACAGGCCGCTGACGGCGGCATAACGGATGAACATTTCCTGCCCGTGCTTTATGAACTGGACGACCGCGCCGAATGGACGAACCCGGCGGCATGGGTTAAGGCAAACCCCGCCTTATGCTCCATTAAGAAGCTGGATGACCTGACCGCCAAAGTAGAGCGGGCGAAGCAGAACCGAAACGAACTTTCCGGCGTTCTCTGCAAGGAATTCAACGTCCGGGAAACCGTGAAAACGGCGTGGCTATCGTTTGACGATATAAACAACGAGGAAACATTTACGCTTTCCGACTTCCGGGGCGCGTACTGTATAGGCGGTGTTGACCTGTCCATTACAACGGATTTAACCTGCGCGTCGCTGCTATTTATGAAGCGCGGGGACGATACGAAATACATAACGCAAATGTATTTCCTGCCCGCCGACAGACTGCAAGAGCGCGTCCAGCATGATAAAATCCCCTATGACAAATGGTTTGAACGCGGGCTTTTACGCTTATGTACTGGCAATTCAATCAACTATTCCGACGTTACAGCGTGGTTTTCCGAAACCGTCAAGGAATATGAACTGTTCCCGGCGTGGGTTTATTATGATAGCTATTCCGCGCGGTATTTTGTCGAGGAAATGGCACTGCAAGGCTTTAACATGATTAGATGCATACAGGGCGCGAAAACGCTGTCGCTGCCTATGCAGATGTTAGGCGCGGACTTGCAGGCGCACAGGGTTATTTACAACAACAACCCCATTTTGAAATGGTGCCTGACGAACACAGGCGTTCAGACCGACCGCAACGGGA